TCTTCCAGATGTACACTGGTCTTCCTTATTCCGACATGATGGCCTTCGACATATCAGACTATAAATGGGACGGTATGCGGTGGAACCGAATTGGCGAGCGTATCAAGACTGGCGTGCCGTATGTCAGCAGCATCCTCACACCTGCATTGCACATCTTGGAGAAGCACGATATGAAGATTCCGCACCTGAATAATGCCGACTATAACCGGCACTTGAAGGCACTCGGGCTGATGGCCGGTATCAAAACAAAACTCCACTCGCACCTGGCCCGTCACACCTTCGCCACGTACATGCTCCGCCACGGCGTGAAGATCGAGAACCTGTCGAAGATGCTCGGGCATACTAACATCACGCAGACACAAAGGTATGCGAAGGTGCTGGCACAGTCTGTTCACGATGAATTTGAGATGATAGAAGATAAAATGTTTAACTCAAAAAAGTAATGTTATGATGATACTTTTCTTTATTATCATGTTTATTGCAATCGTTGTTATGATTGCGCAGGTGTCGGATCATGCACGAAGCCACGAAGATACGCAGCGCGAGCTGTCTGCAAAAATGGCCGATGAGACTTTGCTCTCTGAGACTGATAGAATGACACGGCTGGCGGAGGTGTTGATTCAGTCGAAAATAGTAGGCGACGAGAAAACTTATCAAGCCGTCCTGAATGAAACGTATAACGGTCAGTTGCCTGAGCCTCGAGCCGATGGTGGCTATCTCAGCCTGTACGATAATCTCAGAATCCTAAAGATTGCTGGCATCAACTACCGCACTGGCATTAACCGCCACCTCGGTAGAGTGATGTGTGCGCTGGTCCCTGAACCTAATAATGAGTATGACCCCGATGCCATTAAGATTGTGGCTGAGGATCGTCACCATCTTGGATATATTCCCTCCGAGCATACCGACTTCGTGCGCTCGATGGTTGGTGGTGAGTTTCCGTATCGTTGCGAGGCGCATATCTACGAATCGGAATACGATGAAGATGATCATCGATTCTATTATGGTTTTGTGTATATTAAATCGAAATAACCCCAAACTTTTAACTTTATACAAAAACACTATGAGAAAATTAATGATGGCTATGTCAGCGGCCTTGATGCTGACTTCATGCTTTCAGGAACCGGAACCCATAGCGGGCGGTCAGGTACACGAACGAGCGGACTCGATGGATGTCGTTGAGATCACCTTCGACTTCCCCAACATCACCCAACAGGCGATGACGCGAGGCACGCTCGAGGCTGCAAACATGACAGATTTGTGGCTCTTTGACTTCGTGGGCGGCAGTTTAGTGCAAACTAAACACCAGCAGGCGACGGATGAAGGCTTCGGCACGGTGAGCGTGACAGCCGACACGGGCACTCACACCTTCTGCTTCGTGGCCAGTCGCGGCAGCGATGCGACAGTGACCGACGGCGAGATCACCTGGGGCAAACCATCCGACACGTTCTGGCGGTCGGTGACGATGGCGGTCACACCGAAGACGGGCACGGCTCAGTTGGTGGAACTGCAACGGGTGGCGACACGGCTCAGGATCAGCGTGACGGATGAGGTGCCGACCACGCTCTCAAAGCTGGTGGTGAATGCCGATACGTGGTACTGCGGCCTTGATGCCATGACGGGCGAGCCGACAGCGGCCAACGAACGCACGGCCACCATCAATGTGCCGTCGTCGTATGCCGGTACCACGGGACAGCTTACCGCCTCGATCTTCGGTCTATGCTCAGACGACTACACCACCGGCGTGACTGTGACGGCCCTCGACGGATCGAACGAGACCATTGCGAGCGTAGCCCTGGCGGATGTGCCGATGCAGAAGAACGTGACCACTCAGTATAGTGGCCCGCTGTTTAGCCGACAGCAAATATTCTCACTGACCGCTGCCGACTCATGGGGCGAAGATGTGGTGATGACATGGTAACAAAAACGGGGAGGCCGCTGCCTCCCCTTGCTCAAATTAAAATAAAAAACCTAATCCTATATAACCATTAATTATGACTTAGAGTTTCTTGCATTGATTTCTCGCATTTCTGCCTGAAGTTCATCAACAACCTCCTGAGATACCGGGGCTTTCTGCTCGTTGTCCCAAGGTAGTGGTAGCAAGTCTGCCGGTCCGTTTATGCCTTTCTCTCGCAGTTTGTCCGAGCCGCATTGCACAACCATGTAGTAATACGTCTGCCAGCGTGTCGCGCTCCATAGATGACGGTGGCGACGCTCGTAGCCGCGCTCTATCATCAGTAGGTCGATGTAGGTCAGGTCGTAGAGGTATTCACGTCGGTTGATCCCGATCTCGCCCACGAACTTCGCGTAGCGGTCGTGAGCGGTGGTCAGTTTTTTGCGGGTTCCTCCGTGTTGTCCTTCTGCGCTTCGGCTTCCTTCTTCAGTGTATCTTCCACGATTTTCGGAATGCCGTACCACTCGTTCCTCAGTTCGATGATGGTATTCAGCAACAGCCTTACATCGTCTGGCGTGGCCTCGTACAGGATGGTCTTTGATTCGATGGGCGGTTCCTCATCGTTGTAACTGTATGCAGCGACGATGGCTGCAATGGCGAGCGAGAGGTAGTCCTCGTTGGTGGCCGTTGGTGGCGCGGTAACAACGATCTCGCCCTTTTCGTCTTTGCCGAATGTCGGCACAAATACGGCTGTTGATTTCTTAGTGATTCGCTCAAATCCGTTCTCTGTTGCGGCACAATAAAGCATCTTGATCTCCTGTCCGCAAATGGTGATTTCTTTCTGGGTCATAGTTCTTGAAATTTTATGGGAATGTGAAAAGATGAAGCCGCGCCGTCATGTGCCTATGAGTAAAAGTAAGCATAGCGACGACGCGACTTGTATGAGAGAGATTACTCGCCTTCGGGTGCTTCGGCATCGGCACCACGGCCTCGTGTCTGCACTGAGCGGTTTGCCCCGGTCTGGAGCGCACCGTAACCTGTTAGCGTATAATTATAAGACGTGTTGCTTCCGTTTTGGGCCTGAATCTGGAGTGAAGTCAGCTTGCCGGTACCTTTGGCAATCTCCTCGACAACGGTACGGTTGTTAGTGCCTTCACACAAACAGATTTTCCAATAGAGCAACTGGTCCTTGATCCATCCTTCGAGATCGTTCAGGCTTTTTGCGCCTGTCAGTAGCGTGTCATTGTCGGTGATGACAAGTCCGCTGCCGCTGATGTCGTATGACTGTCCAGTGACCTCAAACTCCTGGGCATCGCCAGTAGTGTCCTTGGTAGAACTTTCCTCAGTCTGAGCCGATCCGTGAAGGGCCATCTGCTTCGCTGCTGCTATCACAGCCGATGGGTTGGCCGTCGTAGCGAGGAAGAGTCGATAGTATTGTCCTTTCTGCATAGTCTATTAACTGAGGGCTCCTGTACCCTGGAATTGCAGAGAGAGTTGGACTGTCTCCCTGTCGTTAAAGGTCATCGTAAAATCATTCAACAGCGCATTGCCGTTTCGCTTGAAGGAAGCGTTCTGTGCCACGCGGTTCTGTGCGCCTCCCGTCTGGTCCCAACCGATACCGACGGCAACAGCCGCGTTAAAGGTTGTGATGATAGCCTTCAACTCGCTTGGCTCGCTCTGATAGGTATCAACCTGAGCACTCCACGAAGTCGATGTGATGGTCTGCTGGGTGTACAGTCCTTCAGTATCTTTCGTTGAAGTGTCCTCGGCATTACCCGTGAGCGAGATCGAGCAGTTGGTGGATTCTGGGAAAGCAACACCGCCTTGCAGCAATCTAAAGTTCTTGCCTTTAATCTTCATCGTCTATGTCGCTTTGGATTTCACATACATACATAACATTCTGGAAATAGCACGGCTTAGTCCAATCCCAAGCTACACCATTTGCCTGTGGATAACCAGGCTGAAGAGTAGGTATTTCCTCACCATTTTCGCGCATCTGCTTGATGTATCTGTTGACAGCCTTTCGAACCATACGGACAATCCGATTCACTTCGTTCTTGCTGACAGCAGCCACCTCTACACCAGCCTGCACGCGGTCTTCCTCCGAATCCCACATATCATCCTTCGTTGACTCTTGGGCTTGGAACCCATCGTCAGTCACGATGATGTAAGGGATTGGCGTGTTGTCCGCTTCGGTTGGTGACACCTCGAAACAGGTGCTCACCACACGGTTGCCGATGGCCTCCATGAGTGCTGCATCTGCACAGATAGCGTCGTAGATGATTTCGTCAACTGTCTTCATTGCTGCTTACTTGGTTTTGGAAAGAAACCGGCTGTCGAACAACCTTTGCTGTTGCATCAGAGCCGACAGCCGGTAGGAACTATGATTCCCAGAAAAGTGCGAGAGAGTTTAGTTGCTGGGGTTCACGACCTTCAGCAGCATGAATGCCTGGGGAGTGCCGTTTGCGCCGTTGACTTTGCCAGAGAGCTCGGTGATACTGATCTCGGTAGAGAAGACGATGACCGTCTTGTTCTGCTTGGCCACCTGAGCACTTGTCGCGTCAACAGTCTGACGAACGAGGCC